GTTGTCCACCTGGATCGATTCGTTGTGTGCCGTGACCCCATGGGGTCGGTCACTGAGATCCTGGTGGAAGAAGAGATTTACCCCGAAGCCCTCCCTGCCGGCTTTCTCCCAGAAGCCGATGAAGAAGAGGACTACGACAAGCCGACCAAGAAGACCGTAAAGCTCTACACCCACGTCTGCTACCACGACGGCAAGTGCCACTGGTATCAAGAGGCCAAGGGCAAGGAGGTGCCAGGCACCCACGGCATGTGCGACCAGGAGGTGTCGCCATGGATCCCCCTCCGCTTTGATCGGATCGACACCGAAGATTTCGGACGTTCCTACGTTGAGCAGTATTACGGCGACCTGATTGCTCTTGAATCCCTGTACCAATCGGTGCTTGAGGGCAGTGCAGCCGCGGCCAAGGTCCTGTTCCTGGTCAACCCTAACGGCACCACCAGACCCAGGACCCTGGCCAATGCAGCCAACGGTGCCATCGTCCAAGGCAACGCCGCTGATGTGACTGTCATCCAGACGCAGAAGGCGCAGGACCTAAGCATTGCCAACAGCACCATCGACCGCATCGAGGGGCGGCTGGCCTTTGCGTTCCTGCTCAACACGGCAATTCAAAGGCCTGGCGAACGGGTGACTGCGGAGGAGATCCGCTACATGAGCCAGGAGCTGGAGGCAGGCATTGGCGGCCTGTACTCAATCCTGACCCAAGAACTGCAGCTACCACTGGCACGTCGTCTGATGCACGTCTTGCGCAAGAAGCGCAAGCTGCCCCAGTTCCCCAAGAGCAGTGCCAACGGCGAGCCCCTGGTCAATGCCAAGCCAGTCACAGGGCTTGAGGCCATTGGCCGCGGCGATGACCGCAACAAGCTGATGGAGTTCATTGCCACAGCACAGCAGGCCCTGGGCCCTGAGGTCATGGCCAAGTACATCAACGTGGATGAGGCACTGCGCAGGCTGGCAGCAAGCGGCTCGATTGATACGACAAACCTGGTCAAGTCGCCTGAGCAGTTGGCACAGGAGCAGCAGGCTGCTATGCAAATGATGCAACAACAACAGCAGCAAGAGATGCTGATGGCTGGTCTCAAGTCACCAGCCATGGCCCAAGTGGCCGGCAACTACACACAACCAGGAGCCCCTTATGGCCCGCAATACTCAGAAGACACGGGTGCCCCAGGCATCGTCCCCAACTCCCTCCCCGACATCACTGGAGGCGGACCTGCCGGCCCCACCGGACCAGCAGGAGAACCCACCGGCGACATTGGGGGGCCCATCCCTGGTGCCGCCGCATCCCCCGTCTGAGATCATCCAGATCCCAGAGATCCCCGACATCCCCCCTACCCCGTTCCCATTCTCGGAAGTATCCGTGGACGAAAACGGCGTCATTCAAATCAAGTGAGGACTTATGCCTGAACCCCTGGTAATTAAGCAAGAGCCGACTGGCGCAATGGCACCTGATGCCATTGACCTGTCAGGCGACGAACAAGTTGAACTGAAAGGCCCAGACGGCCAGCTGCTGGCTGGCAAGTACAAGTCAGTGGGCGAGCTGGAAAAGGCTTACAAGGAGCTGCAATCCAAGCTTGGCAGCCGCGAGCCTGTTGACAATGAAGTTGACAATGAGCCGGCTGAGGCTGACGAAGAGGCTGAGGCTGAGGAGCAGACCCAGTCTGCGTCTGAGATCTACGGCGACTTTGTCGGCAGCCGCCTAGAGGAGGCGGGCATTGACTACAACGACATCAACGTCCGCTGGCAACAGACCGGTGAGCTGTCCGACGGCGACTACAAACAGCTGGAGGGTGCAGGCTTTACCCGCCAGATGGTGGACGCCTACCTCTCAGGCCTGCAGTACAAGGCTGCACAGGACACTGCGCTGACCGCTAGGGAGGTGATGGATGTTAAGTCGCAGTACGGCGGCGAACAGGGCTACAGCGAGATGCTGCAGTGGGCGGGGCAGAACCTGAGCCAGGAGGAGATCAACGCCTTCAACAAGATTGTGAACGGCAGCAACGACATGGCCCAGGTCAAGCTGGCCGTAGCCGGTTTGCACAGCCGCTACACAGCAGCGGAGGGGCGTGAGCCACGGCTGCTGGCTGGTCGTTCTACTCGCAGCGCCGGCGAGAAGTACGAATCCACAGCACAGCTGGTCGAAGCTATGTCTGATCCGAAGTACAAATCTGATCCTGCGTACCGCCGCAAAGTGCAAGAACGCCTGGCACGGTCAAGCGTCTTCTAGCACCAGAGTCGCGCTGTCTCTTGCCCCCTTAGTCAGGGGGCTTTTTTATTGCTGGCAGAGGTGCTTATCATTTATGCACCTAGACCTTCTCACAGAAGCGACGGCCCTCTGCGGAGGACACCCCCAGTGGAAGGAGGCGAGGTCGGGGTAACAACCCAACTTCTCTAGGAGTACAGCAATGGCTGCCCCTAATTTTGACCCCTCCCGGCTAGGCGTAATTAACGCCGGCGCCTCTGGCTTTGATGACCTTTTTCTGAAGGTTTTTGCCGGTGAGGTTTTGACTGCCTTCCGCAAGGCGACCATCTTTGAGAGCCTGCACACTGTCCGCACCATTGCGTCGGGCAAGTCAGCGCAGTTCCCCATCATTGGCCTTGCTTCTACCGGGTATCACACCCCCGGCACGATGCTGACTGGTACGTCGATCAAGCACGCCGAAGCTGTCATCAACATCGATGACAAGCTGGTGAGCCAAGTGTTCCTGGCTGACATTGACGAAGCCAAGAACCACTACGACGTGCGCTCGCAGTATTCGGTTGAGATGGGCAACGCACTTGCCTATCGCTTTGACCAGAACGTTGCTGCGATGATCGCCAAGGCAGCTCGTACCGCCACCAACTTCAACACCGATCTGCCTGGTGGCTCGCAGATCAACATCGTGCAGGCTGGCGGTAAAGCCGCCATCACTGGTGCTCAACTGGCTACTGCGCTGTTCTCTGCAGCGCAGAAGATGGACGAGAACAACCTGCCCGAGGATGATCGCTATTGCGTGCTTGCCCCAGCTCAGTACTACAAGCTGGTGCAAACCACCGATGTGATCAACCGCGACTGGGGCGGCCAAGGCGCTTACGCCGACGGCACCGTCCTCAAGGTTGCTGGCATCACGGTGCTGAAGTCCAACCACCTGCCCACCACCAACCGCTCTGCGGTGTCTGGTGAGAACAACACCTACAGCGCCAACTACACCAATAGCGTGGCCCTGGTGTTCAACAAGCAGGCTGTTGGTACGGTGAAGCTGATGGACCTCAAGATGGAACAGACCGGCTCTGACATCCATGCCCTGTGGCAAGGCACGTTCATGGTCGGCTCCATGGCTTGCGGCTCCAACGTGCTGCGCCCTGATTGCGCCATCGAACTCACCTTCACCACCGCGTGAGGTGCCGGGGGCCTTCGGGCCCCCTTTCTTTTCTTAGGTTTAAGCCATGGCAAGCGCTAGGACCACACTGCTAGAGGCCGTCAACCGCGTGCTGCAGATGATTGGCGAGGCGCCGATCAGCAGCTTGCAATCGCAGCTTGGCCTGGCAAAGCAAGCACAGGATGCACTGGATGAATCCAGCCGCCGGCTGCAAGCGGAAGGCTGGAGCTTCAACACTGACTATGAGGCAACGCTGGTCCGGGCTAACGACGGCACGATCACCGTCGGCACCAACGTCAGCCGCGTCGTGGTTGACCCATACCTGTTCTCCAGCCTGGAGGTCGTCCAGCGCGGTGCCAAGCTCTACGACCGCCGGGCCAAGAGCTATGTGTTCACCGCTGACCTCAAGGCCAACGTCACCTACATCTTTGACTACGACGATCTGCCTGAGCACGCCAGGCAGTACATCATTGCCAGGGCTGGTCGCACGCTGCAGGAAGCAATCATTGGCTCAGCAGACCTGACCAAGATCAACCTGCAGATTGAGCTAGAGGCTCGGAGTCAGTTCCTGGAGGAAGAGACCCAGCTGTCTGAGCACAACATGCTGCGTGGCAATCCCAACCACACTGGCGTAATACGGACCTACATGCCCAGCCGCGCCATCATCCGCTAGCCATGCCTCTTGTCAGCAGCTCTATCCCCAACCTGATCAATGGGGTCAGCCAGCAGCCTGCGGCGTTGCGGCTGTCATCGCAGGCTGAGTCGGTTATTAACTGCCTTCCTAGCCCCGTAGAGGGCCTCAAGAAGCGCCCACCCTCCTACAACCTGGGCAAACTGTTCTCTGGGTCCTCAGGCACTGGTCGCCCGTTTGTCAACATCGTCGACCGTGACGGGACCATCCGCTACATGGTCTACATCAGGGACGGGGACATCAAGGTCTTTGACCTGAACGGTGCCGCACAGACGGTCACAGTGCCCGACGGCGTGGGCTACCTGGACATCAATAACGCTTCAGACCCTTCAGCGCAGTTCCGCGTTGCCTCCGTTGCTGACGCCACCTTCATCGTCAACCGCGAGAAGACCGTCAGCATGCTGGACGGCGTCGCCCTGACCAGCTCAGCAGCAGGCACCACCACCACTGCAGTGTTTGCCAGCACCACGGGGGTCTCTGTCGGCATGAGCGTCATTGGCCCAGACGTGCCAGCAAATGCAACTGTCACTGCTGTGAACGCCACCACGGTGACGTTTGCACCGGCAGCCTCAGCAGCTTCAGCCATTGGCCGGCGCTACTCGTTCAACCTGTCTGCTGACTGGGGCACCAGGTCAATGGTGTTTGTGCGCAGCGCGGACTACAACACCACCTACAGCATCACCGTCAACGGCAACACCGTCTCTACCACCACCGTTAATACAGGTGGCAGCCCCAACCCCAGCACCGTGACGATTGCCAGCAACCTGGCCACGTCTTTGCAGTCAGCCCTGGGCGGTGGCTTTACGGTGACCGCAAACGAGTACATCGTGCGGATCACCAAAAACGACGGCGGTGACTACACGCTGGAAGCTACGGACACCAGGACCGCAGAAGGCATCATTGCGATCAAGGGCACTGTCGATGCAGTGACCAGGCTGCCGCTGATTGGCGATCATGGCTTCATCGTCAAGGTGCAGGGCAGCGCCAGTACCAGCTTTGACGACTACTACCTGCGGTTTGAAACCACAGCTGGCAGCGGGTTTGGCAAGGGCGTGTGGCGCGAATGTGCTGCGCCTGGCTCCAAGTACAAACTGGATCAAACGACCATGCCGCACGTGTTGATGCGCAACACAAACGGCACGTTCACGTTTAAGAAGTTCGACTGGTCTACTCGTGTGGCAGGTGACACGATCACCGCCCCAGAGCCCACCTTTGTCGGCAAGCAGATCCAGAACATCAACCTGTTCCGCAACAGGCTGGTGTTCCTGGCTGACGAGAACGTGATCCTGTCTGCAGCGGATAGCTACGACCGGTTCTGGCCAGAGACAGTGCAGACCGTCGTGGACAGTGACCCCATTGACATCAGCACAGGCGGCACCGAGATCAACTTTTTGGTCAGCAGCTTGGCCTTTGCCAACACGCTGCTGCTGTTCAGCCGCCATGGCCAGTTCCGCCTTGACACTGGCATCACAACGCTGGGTTCGCCGCTGACACCAAAGACCGCAACGGTCACGGCCATCACCACCTTTGACATGCAATCCAACGTCGACCCAGTGGGCGTTGGACGCACCATCTATTTCGCCATCCCTAAGGGTGAGTTCTCAGGCCTGCGCGAGTTCTTCCTGCCAGACGCCAGTGGCCCTGTGCCTATGTCTGAGGAGGTGACAGCAGCGATCCCCCGCTTTATCCCGGCAAACCTGGCCACCCTGGCAGCGTCGGTGTCGGAAGAAACTGTCATTGCCATCAGCAAGAACCAGACCGACCGGGTCTACTTCTACAAGTTCTTCTTTGAGGAGGACACCAAGCTGCAGTCGTCCTGGTCCTTCTGGCAGTTCCAGCCCGGCAAGCAAATCATTGGTGCCGACATCCTGGACAGCGACCTGTACCTGCTGTGCCAGTACGGCGACGGTGTCTACATGGAGCGCATTGCACTGCGCCCTGAGACCACTGACACAGGCAGCTCGTTTGAGCTGCTGCTGGATCGCAAGGTATCTGAAGCGGCATGCACGGTGGCAGTAACACAGCCCGCTGGCCTGGATGTGCAGTCGACAATCACCCTGCCCTACCCCATGACCGCTACGGGCACCATGGCCCTTGTAGGCAGGCTTGTGGCTGGCAACACACTGCAGCACGGCCAAACCCTCCAGATCGTGTCAGAGACGCTTACAGGCGGGGCTGGTGGCAACGGAACGATTGTTGTGCGTGGCGACCTGAGCCAAGCCAAGTTCTTTGTGGGTGAGCTGTACCAGATGACGTATGAGTTCTCCACGCCCTTTATTAAGGAACAGCCA